ACTGCTGAGTAGCAGCATTGTTCATTGAGAAGATGTTACCTTCATCGCCAGATGCAAATGTATATGCAGCAGTCTTAGCACTATAAGTGCTAGAGATTTTAGGGCTAGATATTACTGGGGTTGCAATAGTAGGGCTAGTTCCAAAGACAAGAGCACCTGAGCCAGTCTCATCTGAGATAACACCAGCAAGTTCAGCAGAGGTTGTAGCAGCAAGAGTAGATATTTTATCTGTAGTTACTACTAAAGTCTTAGTTGACGGAATAGTTGTGCCATTGATAGATGTGGCTGTAGCCACACCAAGCACAGGGGTAATAAGTGTTGGGCTATCATCTACTACAAACTTAGTACCAGTACCTGTTTGAGAGGCTATAGAGGTTGCTGGACCAACAGATGTAATAACACCAGTCAAGTTGCTAGGAGCAGTTGTAATGCCATCTACGTAACCTTTAGTGGTTGCATCTGTCGATACAGTAGGTGATCCAAGACCTGTAATCTTGTTAGTTCCCATAGCCAAAGCACCAGTCATAGCCTGTGTGCCATCGCGTAGTACTACAGATGTAGCAAATGAACCGCTGCTATTGATAGCAGTTGCAATTTCACCCAATGTATCAAGTGTTCCAGGAGCACCACCAACAAGGGCGGTAATCTGTGTATCTACATAACCTTTATTTGCGGCATCGGCTGCAGAAGTTGGTGAATCAAGATTTGTAATCTTCTGACTGTTTACTGACACAGCAGCAGATGGTGCAGCCATTTGGTCTAAACGAGATGTACGTACTTGGGTGTCAAAGTCTGAGACAGTTGATGCAGTCTGTGTGCCTGTGTGGTTAGCACGGGCTAATGGGTCAGTTGCTAGTTTAGATAAAGCAATTCCTGCAGCAGTATTTATATCTGCATTTACAATTGTATCATTAGCAATATCTGCAGAAACAATAGCGCCAGTCAAAGCCAACTTGCTGTAAGCAATAGCAGCAGATGCGTTTATATCTGCATTGACCAGAGTACCGTCAGTAATCATTGCTGAGGTAATACCTGAAATAGTATTAGAGCCAGCGGCAATAGTCTTGTTGGTAATAGTCTGAGTATCTGTTGTTCCTAGAACAGCGCCAGTAATTCCGTGTACACCAGTTGAAGCCTCTTGGTGGTCATTGGCATCTTGATAGTCTCTACCGATTGCCATATGTCGAACTACTGCGCCAGCAGAGTGAGCAGAGCCTGTACCAGGAGTTGGACCATCTACACCACGAGTAATATTTAGTGTGTTACCAGTACTGTATACGGTAACATCTACAATTTCTTCAAGTGATGTATCTGGGTCAATGACAACTGTGTAAGTTTGTGTGCCAGTAAGCGTCTTGCCACCCATAAGAGAAGCGCCATTGACAACAGACATTGTGCCAGCAGTCGAAGTAATGGGAGCACTCAGCGTTGTCTGTTGAGCACGTGAGGAGTATTTTCTAACTGTCATTGAAGTTCCTTATCGACGACTAAAGTGAACACGGGGTGGGTAGTTTTGCTGTTGTGCTTTTGTTTCTTCATTGAGGCGTTGTGTGTATAGAGCATAAAGTTGTTTAGTGGCACTCTGTGATGCACCGTATGGGCGCTTGCTATCTGTCTCATCAGCCTGTGGGCTAACCTGTGCAGCACGTGCTGGGTCTAGGAATGAGAGCAGGCGATAGGCTGTTCCAAGGATTGTTACATCACGTGTAGATTCTGGTAATCCTGTCTGAGTTGAGTAGTCTTGGGCATTAGTTGTAAATGCTTCTGGGTCTGTCGCATATGTAACTTTGACTGTGCGCCCTGAGATAGGCGCTTGACCAAGAGTAATTGTTTGAACAGTATCTGTTCCAGTTACATATCCAAATGCCTCAGGATTTGCAATAGAATCGAAATCCCATTTGCGTAGTGGAATCCATTCCTTAGAAGGTCCAATGCTTTGCCACGAAACTGTCAAGATATTCTTGATGTTCAAGTTAGCGAAAGCATAAGTAGATACTGCTGCGTTGAAAGTAAATGATGTTGATTTGACTGCAAAGATGTTTGCTCCAAGGGAGCGGATTGTATCGTTGATTGCTCGCTTGACGCTAAAGCGTGGGAAGGTTGGTGAGATGGAAACCTTGACATCTGCGCTGTGAGTTGCTGCAGTTGTTCCTAAGTATCCGCGACCATAGGGAGCAATTGTTGCTGTATTGGAAACGCGGTCATATGAGTCTACCCATAGAAGTTCTTCATCAATCTCGATGACTCCCTTGCCCACACTGTCAGTTGAACCAAGAGATACAACTAATGGGGATGCTGCAGAAGATGTTGTAGTTGCAATAGCAGTCTTTAGATAGGTAGCACGGTCCTGTTGGAATGTGTATCCTGCAAGATTGATAAGTACTTCATCAATCATATTGCTTAGGGTAGTCGTCACGAAGATATTCTCCTTAGTGCCTCAGGTGCTGCAAGTCCAGTAGTTCCAGCAAGTTCATTACATACGCCATCAATGTCTTTGAAAGCAGCAGGTGTCCTTGATGTGCTTACTTTGTAATTCAAGGCACCGACTACACCACGCACTGCTGCGCCAGTTAGTCCCGCCCAAGCATTGGCTGCGCCTTGCTCGTCTTTGAAAACGTTACGGTTAGGATACGTTCCACCATTTGCCAAGCGGTTGAGTTCCGCACATAGCGGACTACCAGGGGTACCTACTGCCATTATTTTTTACCCTTGTTTCTATTAGATATTGCTGCTGCCTTTTTCTTAGCATCAGCCTTAGAACTGGCACCCCAAGCCTGTAGAGATAAAAGCAAACGAGTTGGCTCACCATTAGGTTTGCGTTCTGGTCCTGGCATATTTCCCATACGCGCTAGGAAAGATGCTCTGCGTGGATTGTCTCCAGACTTTACGGGTGGCTTGAGTGTGCCACCTTTATAAGATGCTCTGCCTTTGGCATTGAGTCCACCAGCAGGGTTCTTACCTTCTTTGCGTGTCCAGGCTTCTGACATTATTTCCTCTTACTGCCATTGAAGGCATCGTAATAACTTTCATCAAAAGAGAAACGTTTCATATGTGGAACCGTTGCTCCTGTGTGACACCAGACTGGAATTCCTGCCTTATCACATAGGGCAAAGAAATAAATGTCTTCGCCCATAAAAGATTTGTTTACACCTATCTCAGTAAAGATTGGTGCGTTAGGAACTTCTTCAAGTATCTTTGTAATAACATTTCTGTGCATAAGCACAAACCCCATACCTGCTGCTCCTACCCGTAGGAACTTATTCTTAGGCATTGGGTGCATTCTTTTGATTCCAACTTGTTCATCTTGTTCTACGAACTCAAAGACTGTTGGCATTGGAATCATCAGTGGTTCTTCAGGTGTATCAGTAGTAAAGTAAACTCCTGTAAGAAGTGGACGTTCTACTGAATCTCTGTTATCCCATAGAAGTTTGAACTTTTCTGGACTAACAACAACATCTGAATCAAGCCATAGAAGCCAGTCAGATTTATTATTCTCATACCAGTACTTGACAATAGTTTCCCTTTGTCTACCGATTTGATTACCTTGGCTGCGTAGTGAAGTTTCAAACTTTAGTCCTGAGTGGAGTAGTACATCCACCATTCCTTGAGTAAACTTCCCATCAACCATTCCATTGTCACACCAAGCAACTGAAATTGTTTCTTGCATTGTCCCCACCTTTATTATTTCTTCTTTGCTGTTGCTTTAGTCTTGTTCAAACCAGGAGTTGTTCTTGTCTCTGGAATAAACATTCCTGGGTACTTGGCATTGAGTGCAGCAGTTGCTTCTTTCTGTGCCTTTGCTACGCCAGCCTTTGATACTTGTTGACGATACATCTTTGCAGCAGCATCACCAGTTGGTTGCATTGCCATTTACTTCTTCTTGCCCATTTTCTTAGGCATAGCCTTCTTGCCAGCCTTCTTCATTGGCTTGCCAGTTTTCTTGGCTTCCATCTTGGCTGCCTTCATACCCTTTGCTGTGTATGCGAATTCTTTCATTCCTACTTTTGGCATTTTATACTCCCAGTTCTTTCATTACTTCAGCGGATTTGTGGTTTATATCTTTTGCCTTAGGCATTGAGTCAGCATCGTATGCTCTACCCAATGTCTCTGACGCTTTATGTGCTGCTTCTATATCATTCATTCTTGTTCCTGAAGGCTGGATACCTTGTGCTCTCGCATCTCGATATGCCTGCAATTCAGAGTTCCATTTTTTATCTGGTATATCTCTAGTCGCATCACCTGAGTTGAGTTCAAGTGTTCCGACCTTACAACCAAAACATCCTTCAACATATTCAGGATGCTTCTGCATTCTGTGTAGATTCATTTGTCCCTTATTGTGCTACGAAGTTTGCCTCTGTTATCCCTACTCCACCAGCAATGAGTGCTGCTTTTATTGCATCGTTTACTGTGTGCTGATACCCACCGCGATAGACCTCATCGTAATCTTCTAAGTCTGAATCAACTGGGTAACGAATCTGTGAGTAAGTGGCACCAGACTTTACGATAGTAATACCTTTACGTAAGTTGGCAAAGTAAAACAAACGATGACCACCTGATGGACCTTCAAGTACATAAGGTGTTGTGAATGTATAGTCTGCCATTTGTCTCCTTATAGTGAATTTACTGCCAAGCAGTAGGTCGTGTTCGCCGTTCCTACTGCTTAGCCGTCAATCAACTATGCGATTGATGAACCTGATTCGATTCGGTATAGTGCTTCTTCGCGGTAGCGAGCAAAGCCAAGTACGCCGTACCAACCCATTGGGCGGTGACGCATCAACTTGTCCACGACTGGTCCGATGACTACGTGTGGTTCTTCGGCAACGGCTTCTGCCATTGCTTGCTGTCCTGCGAGGATTGTGCGGTACACCTTTGCAGATGAAGCACCGTCTGTTGCAGAGTAAAGGCGTGGTGACTCAACGAAGTATGCACCTTCGTATGTTCCAATTTCTCCAGCCCAGATGCGGTCCTGTGCAGAACCGTATTGGTTAGGAAGAAGCCATCCTGCTGAACCTGTCTCAGCGCGGAGGTCGTGTGAAACTTCTGGGTGGATACCAGCCCAGTAGAGTGAACCTTTACGGGCTGTTGTCTTACCAGCACGCAACTTAGCAACAGCCTTGCGGATGTTTGCTGAAGAAAGTGTTGCAGCAGCAGTAACTGTTGCTGTTGATGTTGCAGTTGAACCTGAGTAAATTACGTTAGTTCCACCACGAAGTGTTGTCATTGCAACTGAGTCGATTGAATCGGCAAGGTTGAATGCGATGATGTTAGCAATTGCTGGGTCTACATCAGAAAGACTGAAGAGTTCCAAAGCACGTGTTACAAGAACAGAGTTACCGTACTCATTGAGAGTAA